CGATTGTTTGTAGCGGACATTGCAGTTACTTTTATCTCAAGAGAATTTGTGTTATCAAATCTATCATATGTCGTAAAGTTCAAACTGCTGTTTGAATAGCTCTTTGATGTTCCGTCAGATGTGATTATGCTGAATTTGCTAGGATAATTCCCGGCAAACTTTATAGTTAATCCGGCAATGTCAACATTCTCTTGAAATGTCATTTTCACTGAGAAACTGCTTGAAAACAGATTATCCGATACGATTCCAACAGGTTCATACTGAGATGCTGCATCCGGGAGAAATCTCATAGAACCGTCAAGCATCCAAAAGTTATTCTCATAGGTTGCATACTGGCTTTGAACTTTTTTCTGTTCAAATACTCCATCAAAATCAGAAAATCCTGCATACTGGCTTTGATTACTCAGCAATGCCTGACTCTGTGCTGTATCATTTATAACGCCGAGTGTTACTTTCATGTGAGAAGCATTTCTCAGCGGTTTTTTCATCGATTCTCTATATACATCTGATACTTCGTACATCCTACCACCCCGCATCAATCAGATTCATTTTACAGTTAATATAAGCAAGAGGACGGCCGGATGAATCAATATTGAAAACATCTGCCGTCCTATCTCCGCAATACATTGTTAATGTACGCCACTTATTATTTACCATATCCCAAAATCGAACACTGCTAAAGAAATTCTTATCAAACTCTTGTAGCATTGTTGACCAAGTTTCTGCATCCAAATATGGCCACTCCAACGAATCTATCTTATAGTTATCACGACCAATTTTCTGTCCAACCACTTTATTTGCTGCATTTCTCGCAGCATTTGTAGCTGTAGTAACTTGAAAATTCGGATAATATTTCGGTGCCGGATATTGATGACCATTTACAATGATGAAATCACTCAATTTAATTGACATATCCTAGCACCTCCTATGTTGTACTGAAACTGTATCCAGAGTTTCTACTTCCCCTTGACAGTTCCTTATTTACTTTCTTGCTGTTCATCATCAGTGATGTATTCTTTCTAAGAAGTCTCTCATTCTGCTCGATTAGCTTTTGTAAGAGTCTTTCTGTATTTTTGTTCGCTTCTGCAACTCCGTTGGATACTCCGGTCACAATCTGATTGTTATTGGCAACCACATTTCTATTTCCCATTCTTCCAACGTATTCCGGTGCTTTCTCGTTCGCCACAAACAGCTCGCCATTCTGAGGGAATCCACCTACAGAATATTTCCCAACCACATCAGACAGCTTAAATGTACCGATACCGTTTGCGTATCCTTTGTATCCACGTGCAGTCCATCCAGCATACAGACTTCCGTATCTTTTGACTGTGTAATTGATAGCGGCGATCATGTTTGACAGTGGATCGTAAATGTTTGTGTTGAATCCAGCCATCGCATTTGCACGGAATGTCGGGTCAATTACCTGCATCAGTCCTTTTGACGGAATACCTCTGATTGCGTTGATATCCCAATTGTTGATAGCGTTCGGATTTCCACCCGACTCATGCATCATCTGAGTTAACAAGGCATTCAGATTGGATTCGCTGAACTGATTTGTCAGTAAAAGAGCTTGTTTCGCAAGTCCTCTCCACTGTTCTACTCCGGCAGAAGGTTTGTAATCAACAGCACCGAAACTGTTAAAGAATCCTTTGATTTTGGAAACTGCTGTTTCAAACAGTGAATTAACTGCCGTCTTCGCAATTGTGATTCCAGGCTCAAGTGCTCCTGTCAAATCTGTGAATTTATCAATTGCCGCTTTAAGAAGCTTCTTCGGGTCTTTGATGTAACTGAAAATGTTACTCGCAATATCGCTGATTTTGTCTGCTGTACTTCCAAAGAAATTACCGATTCCAGATTTATACTTCTTCACGCCAGTAATTCCCATCAATGCTGCTGTTTGACCAGCTGGCATTACCTTTGTACCTTTTGGCATCGGGAGAACTACATTTCTTCCTGTTGGAATTACTGTTTGTCCGTTCGGATACTGAACAAGCTCTCTGTAGGTATTTCCCGACTGGTCATTGACAACACCAAAGGAATCTCTCGCGACTCCGTTTGTACCGCTTGCGTAGTTATTAAGTCCAGAGACGTTAATCAGATCGCCGTCTCCACCTAATTTTTTGTAAACCCAGTTCACAGCATTAGCTATTGCTTTTACTGCGCCTAAAACAGGTGATTTTATCCAACCTGCTACAGTATTGAAGTACCCACCAATCTTGTCAAAAATTGAAGTAATTCCGTTGTATGCAGAATTAAAAATATCCTTGAACCACTGAGCAATCGACTCCATATTTGACTTGATATCCTCACGTTTTTGACCAAACCAAGAACCGATGTTTGAAAAGGCTGCGTTTGTCAATGAACGTGCACTTTCAAATTTCGTACCGAACCAAGAACTTATGCTCTTCATTCCATTTTGGATGTCTGTATTCTTAGCTGAGAACCATTTTCCAACATCCGAAAATGCATTCGTTACACCGTCTCTAGCAGCTTGAAATTTTTTCGAAAACCACTGAGCAATTGGTGAGAAAATTGCTGTAATTGTTCCGAAAAGCAATTGGAATAAAGATGAAATATATTGCTTAAATCCAAGCGCAATATCTTCTACTCCTTTCCAAGCCTTTTCCCAATCTCCAGTAAATACACCTGTCACAAATGTAATTAAACCTTGAATTATCTTTATCGCTCCACTTACCATTCCAGTAATAGTAGAAACAACTTGTGCTATCTTGCTGATTATTATGGAAAGCACTTCTCCGATTGCTTTTACTGCGGCAATCATTGTTGATTCGAACAGCTCTTTCGCTCCACTTGATTCATATAAATCGTAAATAGAATTAAACAGTTCTTTTAGGTTCTCCCAAAGTGGTTTAAATCCGTTGTCCCAAATTTCTTTTTTAGCAAAAGAAAATGCATCTCCAATTTCCCCAACAGCATTTTTTACAGCATCTCTGAATCCCTCAGAAGTATTCCACAAGTCCATGAGTTCAGCAGCTAAAATTGTAATTCCAGCAATAATCAATGCAGTTGTTGGAGATAATGTAAGAAGAGATTTAAAGTTTAGCTTTCCTGCAACTTCCTTTATTTTATTGAATTTTTCTGCCATTCCATCTAATTTCGGAAGGATTTCAGCTATTTTCTTTGTGATTTCACCTGTTGCTCCGATTCCAATAACGGATGCAAGTATTCCTGTATTTTCACCACCGTCAGAAGCAAACTTGAAAGCATTCTTTATTCCTTCAATAATCTGTGATCCAAGCTCTTTCCAATTGGCATTCTGAATAAATGTTTTAATTGACTCTATTACAAGAGCAACCATTCTTCCGATGGATTCTCCGATTGTTCCAAGATTGATTGAGTCCAGTGCGCCATTAAAAGCATTAGCCAACGCCATTCCAATGTCTTCACCTTTAAGTTCTCTCAGTACACCGACAAGAGTGTTCCAAGAAATCATAAAATACGCTCCGAGAGTGTATCCTATCGTTCCCCAGTCAATGTTTTGAATCCCTGTGGAAATAGCTGTTCCGATTCCTGTTCCAAGATTCGTCCAGTTAAACCCTGTAATCAAAAGCTGCGCAGTATTGAACACCGTATTCACTCCGGCAGCAACAGTAGCTCCCATTAACGGCCATTCAATATTGTCAACAAGGCTATTCATTGTTGTGGTAAAAGCATTGCAGAAATAAGTAATCTTTTTCCCATGCTTATTCCAGTCAAATATGTCATACAATTTCTGCATTCCGGCATTTACGCCCTCTGCCATGATTGAGCCTAGAGAAGTCCAATCTTGAGCTTTGAACGCTTCTCTGAGCCGTTTAGCATAATCAGAAATAGCTTTAGTAGGTTCAGTTGTCTCAAACATTTCAGAAACATCTGGTCCCGTATAAGCACCGGAACTTCCGTCAGAGCCACCACTTGAACTTGAGCTTGATGTTGTCGGCTGGATCACATTTAGTTCATCAATTCCAAGAGTATAGTTCTCAAGGTCTTTTGCTGCTTTTGCCGCATCACTTCCAGCTTTTTTAGCACTACTTCCAGTGGATGTGAGTGTTTTTCCGTAGTCTTTCCATGCTTTTTTTGCTTGCACCACTGCTGTTTTTCCAGTCAATACAGCCATGAACTGCGCGACCTTATTCATTGCATTGGCGAGCATATCAATAAATGCTGAAATATACGGTCCGACTACATTGATAATCGGAGCAAAAGCCGCTGCCCATGCATTCTTCAAATACAGAAGAGATGTGACAATACCTGAAATGCTCTTATTGTAATCAGAACTGTATTGAACAAGGTTGTTTGAACCTTCCTTAATAGCATTATTTATTGCGCTCAGCGCTGAAAATACAGTGGAAAATACAAGTGACATTCCTAGCATTCTTCCCATTGACATTTGACCACCGGATTTATTTGTTTTGGTAATCAAATTCTTAAGATCTTTTGCTTTAGAAACCACGCCACCAACTGTTTTTCCCATCTTTCCAAACGTACTTGAAAGAGATTTTGAAACTTTCTGAGTGCCGGAAAGAATCTTTGAAAGATTAGACGCTTCTTTTGTCTCTTCTTCAGCAATTCCTTTGTCTTTATCTGGGACGATGCTCGAAAATCTTTGTCTCGTTTCAGCTCCGCTCAATACGGATTTACCATCAGATGCACCAAGTTGTCCGCTTGCCTTTTTGATGGTCTGAGCACTTGCTTTTAAACCGGAAGTTTTCTTTTTCAGTTCTTCGCAAGCCTTTTTCGCAGAATTAACCTCAGAAGAATCAACAGAAATCTTTATGCTTTTGGATGCTTCTGCAACTTTTTCTGAAAGGGCTGTCACTTTCTCTGAAGCTTTTTCTACATCTCCAAGCTTGTTTACGCTGATTTTAATTTGCCGTCCATTGATTTTCGCCATATCTTTGGACATTGTCTTAATAGCATTCTTTAAAGCTTTTACATTTTTAAAATCAAGTTTAGAAATACCCTCAAGATTATCAGTAAGCGCATTTATTGTTGGTTGATAAGAGCAAACAGATTGAAGCTGTTGCGATACAGTACCTAATCTTTTTGCCAAATTAGTCAAACTAGCATTTGCTGACTTAGCCGATGCTTCAATTTTTACCTCAAGAGAGTCAACCTCTGTTCCCATGTTTTCACCACCTTTTTACAAAAAATAAAGGATGGTGAACCCATCCTAATTTATCGATGTCTCAGGTAATCCTCTTGCCCTGTCTGCTGCAATCCAAGCATCCATTTTTCTGATTTCCTCTTCCATCTCACGAAGTTCACGTTCTTCATCAGTCATTCGCGATTCTTCAATTAATGTTTTCAGAATCGGTTTCTTCAGATACTTTTCTTCTTTGACAAAGCACGTATTGATTGCACTGATAAGATATTGCCCTGACATCCAATTCATATAATCAATATCAAGAAGTTGCTCTTCGTATCCGGCAGATACCGCTTTCAGGATTCTAGGATTCATGCTCCAAAATTCTGTCCAGCCAACTCCCATTTTTTTTGCTTGTGGATACCATTCACAGGTGAAAAACTCACGCTGAGAACGGTACGATCTTACTTCGCTGCTGCTGTTTTTCTGCCGCCAGTGTTCTTCTTCGCCTGATTCTTTGTAGCTTCCGCTTCCGCTCTCTTGTTGAGGTTGCGAAAAAAATCAGACTGTTCCATTTCTTCTTGCATTACTTTGGTTGCATCATCCATTGTGCCACCATTCAGAATATGCTCTTGAATCTCAATTCCGGCATCTGCACGTCTTTTTCCCATGCACAGCGCAATATATCCTCTAACCATGCTCATCGGTTTCTCTTCCATGGATTCAACTGATACGCCCATGTCCTCAAGGTCGCAAACAAGGTTAAAGTCAAAAGGTTTCCCTGAATATTCTTTTCCATTAATTTCAAATGTTTTCATGTCTTTGTATTCCTTCCCGTAATTTTATATGGGAAGGGCGCCACTAAGAGCGCCCGTTCCTGTTGTTATTCTGTAATGTCAGCGTAATCAAATTTTACGTTCCGAGTATTCGCTGACCTGTCTTGCTCGGAACGTGCTACCCCTTTGTTACTGTAAATGTGCCGTTTCCAGCGTCAACGATTGTATACTCGTCTGTCACTTTCTTTGCGACAGTGTTCTGAATGATGGTTGCTGTCATCTCACAGATTTCATCGACACCACCAACGTCTGACGGAGTAGCTGATACCTGTGCAACGTATGCATATTTCGCAACGCCACCGATACCGTCTGTTCCATATAACTGGAAAATAGCTACTCTTTTCTTCTCAAGTTTGTCAATATTGTCAAGATACTCTTTTTCAAGGTTTCCTGTCACCTCTTTTGCATCAGACTGTTTAATACCCATCTCAAATGTCTGTGCATCATCTTCCATAGTTGTTGATTCAACTGTGTTTGGTGCAGACACAGGAGCAGGCATTGATTTTGCTTTCAGAAGCAGTTTGTAACTTCCGGCAAAATCAACTGTTGACAAATCCGCACCATCGTCTAATTCTTTGTAAATAGCTCTTACTTTATAACTGGTTGAAGCCATTTTTTACCTCCATTTCTGCCATCTAGGCAATAAAAAAGAGCCTTTCGGCTCAGTGCAACGCATCTATATTTCCGAGAGTTCGTCTGACTCGCATTACACATCGGTAATATTCGTCTCCGTCACTCTCTTCGGGAAATGAATTAATTTCAAATCCCATATTTTTGTATACCAAGGCAACTTCTTTCAAAACCGCCTTAGCTTCTTTAGCACTTTTATCTGTACTTACTTCCACTTGCATGGAATACAAGATTCCGCTGATATCTTCACCGTCCAAAGCGCGTGCTTTTTCCGCACCAGGCAATTCACGAATGTAAACTGTTGGATATTTTACGGTCACGCCTTTAGGTTTTGAAGTAGTCGTGAAACGAATGTTCGGATACTTACTTTTCAGCTTATCTCCTACTTTCTTCTGAACAATAGAGAAGATGTGTGTCTCTAAGTCGAAAACCCATGAATTATCCACTTCCAAACACCTCCCTCGCCACTTCTGAAACGGATTTAATCATCTCAAGGCTTGCATTGTACATCGGCATGGTCGCTTTGATACCGTAGGAATGATGCCATTTTCCATCATCTCCAAAGTAGTACCAGCCGTTCGGATCAGCCGCATGAGTCTGTCCCGGATAACTGCCAACACCGAATCCAAGCTCTCCTGCTTTTGGGTTTTGGATGCTGTTGTAACGAACACCGGCTCCGAATTCTATAGCGAACAGAAGATTGAACGGTTCTCTTCCCTCTGGATACTTTACTTCACCAGTTGCAATCAGTACCGCTTTGCATCCCATCTCTTCTTCTGTCTTATCACTTTTCAGAGTCACTGTTTTTCCGAGCGGAGATTCTGTCAGCTTTTCAACTGCGACAGTCTGTCCTCTCTCAATCAATTTTTCACAGAACAAGCTTAACTTTGAATCAAGCGATTTCTGATAAGTTTCAATCTGTTTGATTGCTTCATCAATGCTCTTTTGCGATAATCCGAAACTGATTTTTGTGCTCATTCTTATCCCTCTTTAATCAATCGTTGAAGCAAGAATGTATCTTCATGCATAGCTTCATCGTTAACATCCTTAACAACGTAATCTGCGGAGCTTTCATCCACGTTTGACATATTTATCGGATCTTTGTATTTAATGGATGAATTGCGCCAAATACGTGCTCCCTTAGTCAATGGAAGAGTTCCTTTTGCACAGACAATCGTTGCTTTGTCAGAAGAATCATCAATTCCAAATGCCCGGATAAATGTATCGGTCAACGTAGAATTGATATTCGCTCTGAACAACTTAGGCTCCGTGTAGTGTGGTTCAGTCTCTCCTGACTCAACAGGGATTTGTTCTCCATCTACTTCGATATATTTCACATTTCCATCATCATCAGTCATATATACCGGAGACGTACCATCTTGCAAGGAGTAGTACATTTTCTGCTTATTTCTGTTCAGTGTCCTCACTTACGGTCACCTTCTTTACTTGCTTCTGAATCTGATTTACACCAGTACTTGCAAGTCCGGATACAATTCCTACTGCAATTGCATCAAGAACGTCTGTTGCTGGAAAGTTAGGAATTACATACATTCCAACAACTCCGAGAATTCCTCCGGCCACACCAACAATCACAGGGATATAATTATCTTTTACTTTCGGACACAGCTTTGCTCCTAGTCCAACAAGATAAGTAATAACCACGATAGCCAATACGGTTTCCATTGAAAAAATATCCATCATTCTTCACCACCATTCATTCTGTTTTCCAGTGTATCAATTCTGTGATGTGCACTCTTTACACTGTCTTCCAGTTTGATTATTCTTCCATTGTGAGAATCAAGCTTATCTTTCATCTGAGAGATCTCACTTTTGATGTCCTCACTCAAAGAAGAGATGTTATCAAGTTTCATATTGATTTTTGTGTTCTGCCTAACTCTTTCTTCGATATCTTTCGTGTCCGAACGTTTATTGTTCTTCAAACCGAAGAAAATGGAAAAAGCAACTGACACCACACTTATAATGATTGCTGTCGATATTTCAATAGTCATCAATCATTTACCTGCCTTTTTCTTATTTCCATTAGCTGCCCACCACCAAATTAGCTAATACCCTGCGACCATATTGCTGACATCAGCAAAATGTTCACGCACAATCTTCTACAAAAAATGAACATACGGAAGCACGTCATTAAATATCGAACTTGAAACATAAGCATTCTCATAGGAACGGCTGATTGAATTTTCACTATGGCTTGTCTCTCCCTCAGCTCCTTCTTTTGCTTTTAGGTCAACCACAGCCATGGCGATTGTATTCAAATGCTTTTCCATGTCAGATTCTATCTTCGCATCTGTAAAAGACGGAGGATAGTTTCTGCACTGCTTAAATTTCTCAGTTACGAATCCGATTAACAGTTTTGATGGTTTTTCATCGGCAAGCTCTGGAATATCAGACAAGTATTCTACTGATTTCTCATAGATTCTGTCTTCAATTGCCATAGCTGCACCTCACGATCTACAGATTGAACCTTGTAATAAAGTATTCTTTCAAATCTTGCCCAGTCATATCGTCAACATTTGATACTTCATGTTCTTTTGCCAATTCTTTCAAATCAGCAGTGCTCATTCTGTTGATGTCTGTTTTCTTATACTTAAACTCTACCGGTATTTGCATTTTCTCAGAATACCGCCCCGGAGTTCCTTCCGGGACTTCTTCTCCTGCTTTGTACCACTTGCCGTTCATTTTGATAATGTTCTTCGCAAGCATCCGATCACCTCTTACGCTACTTTCATAACAACAACGCTGTTCATTCCTTCAAATGATGGAAGACCAATCATGGATACTACGCAATGAGTATTGATTGGATGCTCTGTTGCATATGTGTAGACAGAAATACCAGTTTCAACAAGTTGCAGATTTCCTCCGGCGAGATCTCCGCTTCTCTCTTCCGGTGTTCTTCCGAATACGTAGTCTCCAAGATATACTCCTGCTGACTGACAAGAGATAATGTTTGTTGGGATGAAATACTGTGTTGTTCCAGATTCATCAACATACATCTTGTCATATACCTCGATTTCGATTCCGTACTCTCTCAGATAAGAAAGAACATCTGCCTGTCTTACTCTGATACCGCCGTTGTAAGCAGTAATTCCGAGTACCTGCTTCTTTGTGTCTTCTGCTTTCAGAATCATCTCAAATGTCTCTGTATTCATAGAGAATCTTGTCAGAGAATATCCTGTCTTCTTTGCGAAATCACGTCTTGTGTCGATCAAGTCTTGAAGTGGTGTTGCTGTTGCCGGAACATTCCACTTATCAGATGTTCCTTGAATTTCAACGAAGTGATCTGCCTTGTGCTTTGCTCCATTGTCTGTTGTGTAATCAATTGTGTATGTCTTGTCTTTGATTTTAACAGTAACTTTCGGAACACCGTCTGACGGAGCAAGTAACTGCCAAATCTGTCTCTCAGGAACTACCATAGCTCCTTGAATCAGATTCATAGGTTTCTTGCTGATCTGTCTAAGTACCTGATTTGCAAGATTTGAGTTTTCAGCAGACTGATAGTTCGCATACTGCTGCTCCTCTTTTTCTGTAACCATGTAGGACTCTCTGTAGAACGGCATTTCGTTCTGGATATCCTGGAATCCACCAACATCTCTTAATTCTGCCTGTGCATCAAAGTTGGATGCTTTCAGAGAGATTGGCTGAGAATTTTCACCAAGGATATATCTCATTTCCAGTGAATCCTGTTTTGTTGTTCCAAATTTCTGTCTTCCAAGATACGGTGGAAGCGCAAGAGACGCTTTGTAGTTATCCCACATAACTCCAAGACTTCTCGCTGTAAATGCTTGACTTAATGGTAATGCCATGTCTGTTATTCCTCCTTAATTAACCTTCTGCAATCTTTGGTGCTCCGTAAAAAGTAACTCTCGGAGTCGCTTTTCTTGCTGCATCTGCAATTGAAAGGCCTGTTACTTTTTCCCAATCAATCGTTCCCTGATATACATATGTTCCCGGTGCATCTCCCTGTGTAACATCAACGTCATCAAGAAGATATCCAAGGCATTCAGCATCATTGGACGGATACGGTGTTCCAGCTTTTACAATTTTCATTCCGTTGTCATCTGCCGCAGATACCATTGACTGCTGTACTACACAAGCAGCTCCCTCATACGGGAAGAACTTCAGAATTCCTTTACCTTGTGTAAAATCTCTTACAATTGGTTTACCCATTGCTTAATTCCTCCTTATTTCAAAACGTAGTAGTCTTTTACAGACTGCTCACCCTGTTTGTTGCCGAAAACAATAGATTCTGCATTTTTCACATCTTCCGGCTTATCATCTTGTTTTCCACCGCCCTGATTTCCACCGCCCGGATTAATTGAACCGTTAGCGATTTCCTGTTCTTTTGCCTGCGCGGCGGCTGTTTCTTTATCGGCGATAATCTGTGACATGGAATCAATGGCTGTCTTTGCAAGATCGTAATTGTCTTGAAAACCAGCAAGAACATTCTCTGCCTGTTCACCCGTCAGTCCTTTTTCAGCAGCATAAGCACGAATATCTTTCTTGATGTTCTCTTTCTGCAATGCATCAATCTGTTTTCTCAGCTTCTCAATCTCGTTATCGTTCTGTGGTGACGGATTTGGGTTTGGCTGTGGATTTGGAACTGGTGCCGGTGTAGGCTGTGGCTGAGGTTCCGGCTTTGGTGCTGGATTTGGGTTCGGTGCCGGAGCTGGTCTGTTATTATGAAACTGATTCAAATAATTAGTGACCTGTGCATCTGTCGGCTCTTCAATTCCTAACGCAACCAAATTTTGTTTTGCTTCTTCTCTTGTCATAGTTATTACCTCCGTGATCTACATTTGATTTCGCTGTTCTATCAGCATGGATTTTTTCTTTTTCCATTTAACGCATGGATGCAAATTTATATAGAAAAAGCCAATCACTGATTTCTCAATGACTGGCTTATTTCTACTATCCTAATTTCTGCCAACTCTTTGTCTCAGAGTTGAATTTGTATAATTCTGATGTGTCTAACATCAAACAGGAACTTCCTGCATCTACATAAGTCGGGAGCTTATCAACATCTTTTGACTGAGCTTCATATCTTCTAACATTTCCCGATGCTTCGGTACAAACAATGCTCCCCATATCCGGCACATCTGTTCCCGGAGGATACGTCTGTCCGTCTTGTTTTACTGTGTAATCATATGTCATTCTTCTACCTCCGGCGTTTTGTTGCCATTTGAATTCTGATTTTGATTCTGATTCATATTTTCAAGAAGTTCTTGTGCCTTCGCTTCTTGCTCTTCTGCATCGCCTATCTTTTTCCATAAATTGTCAAGGTAATCTCTGGAAATCATGAATACTTTTTCAGCATCTCCCCAGAGTCCTACTGTCTTAATCGCAATCAGTGGATGGATGCCACATTCAAGTAAATATTGCAATGACTGGCATTTTACAACCATGTTATCTGTTGGACTATGATTAATCTGAACGCTGAAATCTCTCAGAGTGATTCCTAGATCATTCCCTTTAATTCTGAGTATATTCAGAACCACTTTTGCTAACCTTTTCTCAGATGTTCTGATAAGCGGGTCCTTAATGATAGTCCTGTTCTTTGCTTCGTCCCATCCGTTGCGTAATTGGATAGCGCCTTGAGTGTCTCCACCCGTGTTGTTGTTATTTCTGTTTGGTATGGCAAGGATAATCTGTGCATTGTCCCACAAATCATCTTTGGCAACCTGTGACTGAGTTTGATTCAGCTCCTGTGTCATAATATCAACATCAGCCTTATTGTCAGTACCATTGTTTGATTTAACAACAAGAGCGCCCTCTAGCTTCATTTTTTGAAAAGTTTCCGTGTCAACCGTACAGTTTACGAATTTCACCCAAGACTGTACGAACTGTTCAATACTATCCATTCTATTGGACTGCATATTATCAATTGCATCCATCAGATCAATGACAAGCTCTATATCTGAGATTCTTTCGTGATTGTTCGGATACTCAATAATAGGGATGTCTCCGAAAGCATGAAGCTCCCATTTTTCAACTTTCCCATTCTTCAGAATGCATTGATGGCTTTTCGTGTAACACACCTTATAGAATTCACCATCAATATCTTTCAGTTCTTGAACAGCAACTAAAGGTTCCTCGGTAATTGATGAATAGATAATGTATGTGTTCATCGGACTCGGAGCAACAATTCTGAATGGAATTTCGCTGTCTTCTGAAAATTGGACTGCTCTAAATGATGTTCCAACAGCCGATTGCCATTCTCCACCCTTGATATCTTTCTCATGCTTATTCGCATCTGCCAAGTAATCATTCAGTTCATCAACGCCCTTGTTGATTTTTTCATCGTCTTTTTTGCTGATAAACTGGATTGGCTCGCCATATGTCTGTCCTGTCTTGAACTGAACAATCTCATATGCATGATTTTCAACAATTTTATTTACGATATCATCTCTGACAATTTTTTTTCTGTATCTGATAGGATGGTCACCTTTGTAATAATACCAAAGATACTTGATTATCGGTTTGTTAAAGTAAAAGATTCCAAGTGTTTCCCCTACAACTTCAAAAATATTGTTTTGATCAACCTCTTCGACATTCGCATATGCAATTTTTCTTCCGTATTTGCCTTTTACAAGGTCTTGTAGAGTATTCTTGTTCATTTCTTCACCTTAAATCAAAAAAGTCATTCCGCTACTGCAATTTCTAATTGGCAGCGACTTCCTGACTGTTTCTCCCGTTGCTACTTTGAAAATAATCTTTTTGTTACACTTCTTGCATCGACAGACTTTGTCGATTTTTCCTTTTCCGTCATAAGTGCCAACTTTCCTGTTGCACTTCGGACAATAGATTGTTTGTTCTTTTACCATGTTTTTCACCAATAAAAAATGCACCTGGTTCGTCATTCCAAGTGCATCTTTGAGAAAGGAGTATGAGAATTGTTATGTATCCTCAAGTTATATTTCTTCGATTATTATTATAACACGTCAAGTATTTGGAAAAGTAGTGAAAGGATGTGCAATTATGTGCACTTTTGTGAAATGATTACAGATAATAAGAGCCGAAAAGCTTCTCAAACTCTTGTAGTGCTCTTCCATGGATTGACATCGCACCTCTAAACGAGCATTCCATTTCCGAAGTGATCGTTTTCCAGTTTTTGCACAAGACATATCTGTTGTACAATACTCTGTACTGATTTGTGTTTGTAATCATCTCAATCTGTTGAGTGATTTCCCTCTTTTTTTGAAAAGAATGCTCAATAGATTCCGCAAGCTCTACTTCTGCATCAGCAATTTTAGAGACAAGACTTCCCATTTTGTCCGGTTCTCCGCTGCTCTGAACATTAACCTCTTTTAGAGACACAGAAATAGAACAAGCCATATCTCTCAACTGATTAATTTCTTCAACTTTGTTTTTGATTATAAAATCTAACTTTGAAATCTGTCCTAAATATGTTTTTGTATCCATTATCTGTATCCCCCTCTAAACGGATTGTGTACTGCTTCGACTTTTGCTTCTCTTGTCCCTGCCGTCATTCTTATAGCAAAGTTTGAAAAAACGTCCGGTACGTCGTCAAGCTGCTTTTTATCCGAAACAGAATATCTTGTCAAAAGACTCATCATTACTCCATACGGATCTTTTGGCTTATAAAGTGAAGAATCCTTAAATATTACGTGCTGTAAAATCCAGCTTGAGCACTGATAGATTCTTGCTTCTTTGTTAGTCTCTGTCGGAGTATCCGTAATATTGCATATCCATCCTTTTTGCTCTACTCGCTTATTAACTTCCAGTGCTACTCTGTCTCCTCCGGCATTTCGCTCAAATTCACACTCTTGAACCTGATTATCAACAATGATGTTTGATGCATTCTCATACTGTAATTCGTAATCTGCTGTATTATCGCAAACGCAATCAACACAATAATAGTCTTCTCCGTACTTCTGCAAGACTGGGAGCACAAAATAGTCCGTTCCTTTTCCTTTTGTATCACATTGAGCAGTGATGATTTCCGGTGCTCCATGTGGCAAATTCAGATACCGCCTTGTCTTTTCTTCTGGGAACAGAAGTCCCTCTCTTTCAATTGGTTCCTGCTTGTAAAGACATCTGTATGAAACATCGTCCATAAGTAGCTGCTGGTCCTCAAAGAATTCCACAGTAAATCCGCTATACTCATAATCAAAGTTGCTTTTTCCTGTTTTCGGATCAATGTCTGGCACCGCAATTGTTTTTACACGGTTATTACCCTCATACATCTTTTGAATACGTCCTATTACATCGTGTACGCTCCATCTAGTCGCTATATGAATTTCCTTGCAGTTATTCCCGTCTGTGTCCTGAATCTTTCTCTGACGGGCATCTACGGCGTATTTGTCCCACAATTTATCAAGAATATTCCTGTTTAACGCCTCTTCGATTCCACCGATCATATCATCAACAAGTAGAAACTTAGAAGCACGTACTTTTCCGGCATTCTTACTACCAACAGATGTGCACTGAACAGATGGGAACGGTTTGTATTTTCCAACATTGAACTGCTCCATCTTCGCATTTTCTCCAGAAACAGCCAAATTCGGGAATATATCATGCCAGCAATACTCCCCGAGATTCTTCACAATATCTAGTTCTCCATCATAGAACATTCTCGTGATGTCGCTGCTGTGAGAATAGAACAAATTGAAGTCTTTTGGGTACCATCCAATGACTCCGCTAAGAAAGAATTTCTCTATTGACGTTTTCCCTGCGCCTGGTATGAGGGAAATCAAGAGCATATCGTACTTGTCATCAAGCATTCCTTGTAAGCCATCTACAAGACCGATTTTCAGAAATTGTTTTCTTCTAGGCATGTAAAATCGCTCTTTTGGTTCTCTTTTCTTCTCGATGTACCGGAAGTAGCTATCAACGCACTTGTTTTTTGCTTCTGCTAAAATAAGATCGTAGAAATCATCAAGTATTTGGTAATATGTTCCGTTCTCAAATGCATATTTTTCCAAATCCCATGAAGTACCGCCAGTGCTGTTCATTATAAACTGCTCATACAGCTGTCTTGCTCTTCCGGAAATTTTCAATCCATCGTTATCTTTGTTATTAAACAGGGCAACTTTGCTGGCTTCTCTGTACGCATCAAGCACCTGTTCGTCAATCCCCTTACGCTCTATGTAGTTTTCATACCCTTTTACGGTTTTAATCAAATAATCGCTCGCCATAACGCAAAAAGTGCCCCCCTAACTCTTAAAATAAAAAAGTTAAGGAGCACTCCCCTGTTCCCTGTCCGCATCCGGGCATGAGCTTCTGTATTTACTTTACGATCTTTTCTTTGTGACTTGTAATCTTCGCCCCGTTTTTTGTCGGTCGGATTGTCACTGTATAACCGGAATTCACCACCAAACTTGCAATATCTTCCATTTTGCAAGTAATCACGCGTTTTACTTCATTTTTTCTCATTTCATCGTCCATTTTCATCACTATTTCTTCCTTTCGAACAGTTCTTCCGGCAGTGGTTCTCCAATCCAAACCATTCTTAGATATTTGCGGAATGTCGGAGTACAGACACCCATTTTCTTTGCCGCTTCATCCATTGTAATTTTATGGCTGCAATAATCATTAATAGCATCGACGAAATTGTCTCTGTCAAGCACCTTGATTTTTCTTCCCATCAAAACTATCCTTTCTTCTCTTCACATTTCCATTTTTTTCAAACAAGCGTAACTGGAATCGAACCAGTACACCAGGAGTCAAAGTCCTGTGCTCTACCATTAAGCTATACGCCCTTAGCTGCAAGAAATTTACCTCGAAAGCCGTAAGGAATTCTTGCACTGCTACGGTTCTTTATAATATTGGAGTTTATTATATGATCGATAAACCACGTCTTTTATTAACAAAACGTTAGTTTCCGAGCTTCAGCGAACTCCGCAGCTAAAACACTGATTGAATTTTAATTCAAACATGATTAGGGTTTCCCCTTATTCATCATGAAATCATGTTTGAAAATAGCCATATAAGGATTCGAACCTCAATCTTTCACTTGGGTAGGGGTAGAATGAACGCTTTACCATTAAGCTATACGGCTTCCAGCTACACTGTAGCAAGGAAAGTAAGTTATGAAAAAGTTTTTTCTACGAAACTCGGAGATAGCTACCGCCAGGATTCGAACCTGGAACCTGTTGATTCGTAATCAACTGCTCTATCCATTTGAGCTATGATAGCATTTCACGGTTTTTGAAATCTTTTAATCACTTTAAACTTATGGGAATCAAAACTAATCTAAAGGAAAATGGCATATTTACTGCACATAGGGCGCGTACATGAGGGGTGTTTCTGAGAATCGTGAAACTCAGAACGCCACAAGGAGGATTCGAACCTCCAAGTCGTTTCCGACCGAATGGTTAGCAACCATCTCCAATACCTTTATGGGATTGTGGCTTACGACTGGGTGAATCGTCATTCAATTACTTGCCGATCATCAGCAAAACCAGCCTTGATTACGTCAGATTACAATCAACAACGATATTCTGACGGAACCGATTTCAGAATCGGCTAAACCTACCGGGACTTGTGACGTCCCTTTGTTCAGCTTTCCGCTAGTAGGTGGAGAATCGTCACATGGACGAATATATGAAACAAAGTATTAGTAAATGTCTTAATTATTTTTTTGGCGTGGTAATCGCAAATCCTAGAAATCCAGCAAAAATGATTACCGCCATAACAATCACTGAGAGAAATGCTTTTACGATTGTTGTCCAAATAATCGCTGCTGTAATTTGCCCTGCATCCAAAGCAATACAAGCTGTCAAAATTGATTTAAACAAAAGCAAATATCCTCCGACATAAAGTCCTCCGGCAACTCCGGCAATTAGAAATGCAATTGACAAAATCCATCTTAATTTCTTCATGATTAATCCTCCTGTTCGCCAGGACGTTTGCTTATTGGATCTAATCCAATCAAGCACCCATTTCCGGCATATGCTATAAATTCAAATTTATTATTCACAACAACCTTTGATGTTTCGCTGAAAGGATCTATCAGTTGATATGTCTCAAATATTGGCAGATACAGTGCTTTTGGTGTTTGCCAGTACAGTTTCCTTTTACCATCAGGTTTCAATCCGGCATCTGTAGTAATTTTCTCAAACCTTAAAATTCCAAGAACTTCCTGCCCTGTTGTTTCAATATGTGCAATTGTTTCTTGTCTGATTCCGTGTCCCTGTTTGAAAAGTTTGCATTCAAGAATCTCTCCGCAGTGAACACATTTATCGTTGATTTCTTTCCCGGCAATTCTCATGTCATCCCTCCCCGGAAATACGTTTCGTGATTCTCTCAGCGATAGCAAGTGTCTTTTCTCCAACCTCAGGTATCTCACGTATCACTGATTCAACAGATGCCACAAACGCATCATAGAATTCTCCGTGCTTCATCAGTTCACTTTTGACAACCGCACATGATGTTTGGAGAATCTGCTCTTTGAACACGATATCATTCATACGAATCGCCCCGTAAGGTTCTTTCTCTAGCGTACAGATCAACAAGAACTCTAATTGCTGTCTTCAAGTCTTCATTGTCTATTTCGAGATATCTGTTCTTATCTTCTGCAATCTCGATTTCACGAATGAGGTCTGATCTGTCGCAATCCTCATATGGGTCAAACGAGAATGGGAGTGATTCATTCTCAAGAGATTTGATATCTTCTCCGAATGCAGTAGTATCGATTTCCTGTCCGGTAAATTCCATCGAACAGTCCTTAAACTCAAGAACAAGTCCAACCTCTTCGCACCACTGACTTGCCAAACACAGCATCTCTTTCAGTTCCCGTTTACTCAATCCTTTTAAATCTTTCTTTGTAATCATTTTCCTGATATCACCTTTCCGCAGCTCTTACACCGCCAATAATGTTTTGTCTTGAAACTTCCGTCTTCCTGTCGAACAAGGTCTGAATGGTCATGCACCGTATGATCGTGTCGACAGAACAGGCGTTGAATGATTTTCAGCATATATTCTCTCCTACTCAATCTTCAGGATGTACTTGATATCTTTGCTATTGACAATCGCTCTGATTTCTTTTCCCTGTTCAAAGACAATCAAGCTATCTTCTCTGATCTTCATCGAATCCGCTGTTATCGTCATCGTTACTCTCTCTTGAGCTATCTCGTATCTGTGCATAATCAGTTTCTCCTGTCTGTTTTCCGTCTCATTGGCAATCCGTGGTATTTTCGATAGTTATTTGAACCGAATAGCAATTTCCAAGCGAATGTGTTTCTAACGAGTGATTCATCAAACTCAAACTTGATATCTAGTCCGCCATCGTTGTTCATATGTGTTGTGATTTCTGCATCATCAACAAGTTTTTCAGAAAGATCATGAATCCAATCACCTATAATCGTCATTCTTCTAACAATTCCATCAGACGTTATAAAAACCTGTCTGAGATTTTCATCTTTCTCACCCATCGTAACACCTCTTTTTATTTTGGGAAATTTCAGAACGACTTAGCAAGCCGATTTTTCACTATTGATTTAAGGGGGTCCCCCATCGGTCAGAGCGTCGAACATTTGTTCCGAACACATGATTCTATACGAAAAATACTTATTTATCCAATAGAGTTGACCATTTCCGAGGAAACTCTGTTTAAAATCACTGCAAAGTCAATGATTTATTTTAACCATCAGTTTTTCCGTTCTCAAATATTAAAAAATATCAATCGTTTTCCTCAATCTGTGGCGGCAAATCCTGCCCGAGCTGTGGCAATTGGTCAGCGGTCAGTGGTCTCGCCTCCACTTTCTCACGGCTAACGCCTGGAAGGTTCCACATATGGTGTCTGTTCAGTGATGGCAGCACCTTCATTGGATTAATACGCTTGTCTTGTAACATTGACTCAAGAGACTGTTCGTTGTCGTCCATGATTTTCTTGCGCAAATCGAAATATTTTTTACTTAGTCTATTACTATTACCACCACTATTACTAGGATTGTATTTAGTGTTATATCTACTGTCTTTATCCCAGTTATATAGTGTTTGTTTATCTATCCCAGACATATCAGAGAAGCCTTTAATATTTACAACTTGACAGTGTCTATTGCAGATTCTCTTGTAAATCTCGTAGGCATTCATTACTTTCTCATCGTCATAGGTTCCGCCAATGCTGCCATTGATCCAGAGTAGATTGCCATTCTTCTCGAACAGTGTTATTCTGATCTCCTCGATTATGTCGTTCCAGATCTGTGGTGGAATGTCTGATTCGTCAAGATTATCTCTCATGCAGTAATCAGTGATCACGTCATCAACTAAGGCTCTGAGGTTGACTGGATCAACTTCAACACTTTCAACACTGTTCACCGTTTCAACTTCTACTCTCTCTGTTTTCTGTGTTCTTCTCTTAGCCATTGTTTTTCACCTCCGCATTGTTAATAATCTATAAACAAAAAAGCCTAGACACACCGAGATATTAAACAGCTCATTGTCTGTTATTTTCTCGATATGCCTAGGCTGACGATTCCTAGCTCTTTTCGATCCAGCTCCCATTCGGCTTTCACGGATTTCTTGTCGCTGATGCCATTATAACACAACGAAAATCTGTTTGCAATAGTGTCGAGTAAATTAATTTTAAATTTTTATCAAGGCGTGTGCGTCCGTGTATGTGCGTGCTCGGCTGTGCACTGGCGTGTCCGTGTTTTGATAATCAGATCAGACAATGCACTGTTCTGTTGGCTGTGGTTGTCTCTTCCGGCCGTTGTTCATTTCTTGTCTGATCGATTTATTTTTACATCGATTTTGGGGAGGTACACAGTCGGTGTTTTCTCAAAACCCGACCTTTTTAAAACTATAGACTGAACGTAGTGAAGGATATAGTTTTGAAAAGTAATATATATAATATTATAAATTATTTAGTAAGTCGATTATTATGGCTGTATCCATTCT